CCGCCATCTTCTCCGGCGCTATCTTTTTCTTACTGGGCCTGTTGGTGGCCCACATCGAACAGAAAAGCAGAAAGCCTGAGCCGGATGAGCACGAAACCTATTTCATGAAGGACCAGGACTTGCCCGCATTTCTTCGCAGACAGGCCGACTAACATGCAGCATAACAGAGAGCAAGCGTTGCTTCCTCGCATGAAGGCACTGACTGAAAGCGCAAAAGCAATGCGGGTGCGATTGGAAAAGCTTGAGGTCATCGCAATTCTGTACAACCACAGCATCGAGAACGGTGTATACCCAGGCAAGGACAGCCCCTGCCACCAACAAATCAAAGCGCTGATCGGAGAGATTGGCAATAAACAGGAGAAGACCGCATGAAACCCACTAAGCTCGACCTGGCTGCCCAGGCATACCGCGAAGCAGAAGCCAACGCCAAGGCCGCCAACAAGGAAAAAGACAAAGCACTAGCCAAACTGGTCCCGTTGTTGAGCATGAAAGAAGAAGGTGCACAACACACGAAGACAACCTTTTTTGATATTACAGGGACAGCCCAGCTTAATCGGTCGTTGAATATCGCCAAACTGCCAACGGTTCAATCTACTGTTCCGCAGGAGCTCTACGAGCAAGTAATTGTTTACAAACCCTCGCTGAACCTCAAGGCGCTAAAAGCAGTAGAGGTCGCCAACCCGGAAGCCTACAAGGCGTTTGCCCAAGCAATCACCACCAAGCCCGGTAAGCCCTCGGTAAAGATAAAGACCATCGAACAGGAGGCTACAGTATAATGGCTATCTCGCTCAACTCTATTAAAAAGACCAAACACGCTTCTCCTCCACGAATGCTGATCCATGGTCCGGAGAAATGCGGTAAGTCCACGTTCTATGCCGGCGGCCTGGTCAATGGCGCGCAGCATGCCAGCGCACCGGCGCCAATCTTCGTGCGTACAGAAGACGGTCTCAACGGTATCGACACGGACGCTTTCCCGCTGGCCTCATCTTATCAGGAGGTCATCGATGCGCTGACCATCCTGGCTACTGATAAGCACGACTTTAAAACCGCAGTGATCGACTCCGCCGATTGGCTGGAACACCTGATCCACACCAAGGTCTGCGAAGACGACAACGTAAAAACCATTGAACTGGCTGGCGGTGGTTACGGCAAAGGCTACACGCTGGCGCTTAATCATTGGCGCGAAATTCTGCGGGCACTCGACTATCTCAATAAGGAGCGCGGGATGATTGTCGGTGTGATCTGCCATTCGGTCGTCGTCGCCTTTAATGATCCACTTCATGAACCCTATGATCGGTTCGAGATGAAGCTGCACCAACCGAAGAAATCGACCGGCGCGCGCGACCTGCTGCTTGAGTGGGCTGATGTTATCGGATTTGCTCAGCGGAAGGCGTTTATCTCTCAGCGTGACACAGCAAGTGGCGAAAAAGTCGCGCGCGGCGTGAATGCGCCGGAATCCAACCGGCTCCACTTAATCGGCTCTCCTGCATTTGTCGCCGGTAATCGGTACAGCCTTCCAGAAGAGATCGATCTGAACTGGCAGGCATTCGCCGACGCGATGTCAGCCGTTAACACGCAACCTCAATTGGCGGAAGCCAAAACAGCCTAACAGGAGACCTTCCATGGCAATGTTACCCAATGGCGCATTTGACGCCAACACAGTAGAACCATCACAGGATTTTGATCCAGTACCTGCCGGCGAGTATATCGCAATGATTACCGATTCCGGCATGAAGGAGACGAAAGACAACAAGGGTCAGTATCTCGAAATCACGTTACAGATTCAGGATGGCCAATATAAAGGCCGCCTGATTTGGGACCGGCTTAATCTGGTCAATAAGTCCCAGCAAGCAGCGGATATTGCCCAGCGTACACTGTCATCTATCTGTCGAGCGGTCGGCGTGATGAACGTTACCGATTCAATGCAACTCCACAATAAGCCGATGAAAATCCGCGCGTCCTACAAAGAGCAGGAAGGCTACCGGCCAAAAAATGAAGTGGCCGCCTATAAGCCGGCTACGCCGCAGGCTGTCGCGGCCGCTTCGACACAAACGCAAGCGCAACAGCAACCGGCAGCAGCTGCCGCCGCACCAGCTCAGACTGCCGCCGACACACCACCATGGGCAGGTGGAGCCGCCTGATGGTTGCAATCCCGCAAACCTCTGACCCAACGCTCGAAGCGGTTGATACCGCTATCGAGTTGCGGGGTAACGCGAGAGAGCGGCGCGCTTATCTCGGTATGTCAGAGATAGGCAAAGCGTGTCGGCGAGCTCTTTGGTATGGCTTTCGCTGGTGTTCAAAATCTCAATTCGATGCGTTGTCGCTAAAACGTTTCGAAGACGGGTTTCATGGAGAAGATGTTCAAGCCTCGCGCTTACGAATGATCAAGCAAGTGACGTTGCAGACCATCGATCCCAGAACCGGCAAGCAGTTTGGTTACTCCGATATCGGCGGCCACTTCAAAGGTCATCAAGACGGCGCAATTCAAGGTTTGCTGCAGGCGCCGGCCGCGCCCCATATTTGGGAGCATAAGCAGGTAGGCGAGAAAAAGCAGGCGGGCCTTGAAAAACTGAAGTTAGAACATGGAGAGAAAGAGGCGCTTCAGCAATGGGATCCAATCTATTACGCCCAAGCGATGCTCTATTGTGATTATTCAGGGCTGACTCGTCACTACCTGACTTGCGCCTCGCCTGGCGGCCGGCGGACTGTCAGCGCGCGAACCAACGCCAACCCAGAGGAAGCCGAAAAGCAGCGCCAAAAGGCGGAACAGATTATTACTGCATCGGAGCCCTTGGAGCGCCTTAGTGACCGCCCAGATTGGTATGAATGCAAATGGTGCGATTACCATGACGTCTGCCATGGCGGCCGAGCTCCGGAAGTTTCCTGTCGTACATGCGCGCACGCCACGCCGGCGCTTGATGGTGATGGCCGCTGGATCTGCGAGCGCTATAAAATTGATATCCCCGCCAACAACCAGCGCAATGGCTGCCTGGATCATGTATTCATCCCTGCGTTAATAACATTTGCAAAAGCAGTTGACGCTAATTCAGAGGAAAGCTGGGTTGAATACAAAAAGCAGGATGGCACCGTATTCAGAAACGGAAAGGACGATTACACCAGTTGGGAGATCAACGCGGTTGATCCGTCCTTAATCGGAGATCCCTTTATTGAGGATGTAAAAAAAACGGAGGCCGACTTGTCGTTGACGCCGAAGAACCAACCCGATACCAGCAGCCTCTCGTCACCTGCAGAACCTGCTGCAACTTTCGACCCGACACCATCGGGAGCGGCGCCGGTTGCGGTTCCTGCGCCGTGGGAGGTGACGGGATGAATTTTCAAACGGCGGTCTTCAATCGAATTCACGATCAATCTTATATCGACTGGCCGACCCTCGGATTGTGGCCCAATGCAGAGAGATTGTGTGGAGATTGGGAAAAATACCGGAGATTAAATTAATGGACAGCAATATTTTGAATTTCGAAGGCAAAGATATTCGTATCCACCATAGGGGCAAGAAGGTCTATCTGTGTGTTATGGATTGCAGTACGGCTTGTAATAGCACCCTGACCATGGGTGATGGATACACAACCTTGAAAATAGGACGCGTCCAATACGCCTCACCCGAGATGCTCATAAAACGACTATCTATCGTCGGTAAGGTATCAGCCAAGGATTGTGCGAAGAGACTGATCGCTACCATAGAAGAACGATTCTTCCAACAAGAGATAGCACCGGTACATGACAAAAAGGTTTTAAACAGAAAAGGTAAACGCGCATACCTGGAGTTAAAGAAGCAACACATCGATGCCCAGCTGGAAATGCTCACCATCGAAGAGCAACTGACCGCTTTTGAACAGGACATGATCTGATGAGTAGCGCGCTTATAGAAAATGGTGTTTGTACTGAAATAGTCGAAGACACCGACTGGGAGGATGTGCTACTCGTCGCCCATAACCGAATGGTATCCACCTCGGTTCCAGCCATCCTTGAGTTCGCCAAAGAGGTCGCCGCATTCAAAGCCGACTGCCAGACCAAGCAAGGCGGAACCGACTTCTCGGAGAAGGTTCAGGAGTGGTTGGGGATGAGTCAGCCTATTGCAGAAAAGTGGGCGAGGATTGGTTCGGGTTCAAACTTATTCACGCTGGGAATAACTTCCCTTCCACCTTCCATGTCAACCATCTACCAACTAACCACCTTGTCCGAAGAGGTTATCGAGCAAGCCATTGAAGAGGGAAAGATCCACCCGGAGATGACCCGTCAAGATGTTCAATCCTTAAAGCCAGAGAAGCAAAAACCAACGCCGAAACCACCGAGCTACGAACAAGCAGAGTTAAAGTTGGAAGCGTTGGCGGAGTGGATTGCGGGCAACTTTAATCGGACAGACAGGAAATCACTAGCAAAGCATTTTACTGCCGAGGTTGGGTAGTTGATATGCAATTAAGGGACTACCAGCGCGCCGCCATTGATGCGCTATACGCTTATTTCGGAAGCAACAGCGGCCACCCACTGCTTGTCCTTCCAACCGCTGCCGGGAAAAGCGTGATTATTGGTGCATTCATCAGGGAGCTCATGGAGCGTTGGCCAGGGCAGCGGGTATTGATGCTCACGCACGTCAAAGAGCTGATCACTCAAAATGCACAGAAGCTGTGCGCCATCTGGCCAGAAGCGCCGATGGGCATCTATTCTGCCAGCCTGCGCCGCCGCGATGTGTGGGATCCGATTATCTTTGCCGGCATTCAGTCTGTGCACAAGAAAGCGCGCGAACTCGGTCGGTTTGATCTCGTCCTGATCGATGAGTGTCATTTGGTGAATGTGAAATCTTCAGGCATGTACCGGCGATTTATTTCTGATATGGAAAAGATCAATCCGTACATGAAGGTGATCGGGTTGACTGCCACTGGGTTTCGTACTGGCTCCGGAGATATTACTCACGGCGATGACTCTCTGTTTTCTGATGTCGCCTATGAAGTCACGATCCTGGATCTGCTTGATCGCGGCTACATCTGCAAACTCGTCACTAAACGAATGGAAGGTGAGTTTGATACCAGCGCGCTGCATGTTCGCCAAGGTGAATTTATCCATAAAGAGGTTGAAGCGCTTTGGGG